TGGTCTTACAGGAGCAGTCACTGGCGTTACCACATCTGTAGCCAATACCTTTATAGCTCTTCAAACATTTAACGTGGGAATTACGGCATCTGGTGCCACACTAGCAAACATTAGAAATGTAAATAATTTGTCAGGAAGAGCTGGAATCACATTTGCATCTGGTAGTGGAGTATTACCAAACACTATTTTACTTAAAGATGGTTCTAACGATATCAACATAAATTCTGGAAGCGGAACAGTAAGTATAGGTTTAGGTGGTGCTGCTATTATAGGCACATCATCAAAAATAAAATTACAAACAACAGACGGAGACGTTACCACAACATACGGAACTATAGATTCTGGAACACTAACATCTAACAGAACTTACACACTCCCTGATGCTACCGGAACTTTTGTTTTAAACACCAACATTTCTTCATCTGCTGTAACTTCATACAATGGTAGAGTTGGAGCAGTACAAGGAGTGTCTGCGGCTGTTGCAGGAACAGGCATTAGTGTTAGTGGTGCCACAGGATCTGTTACCATAACCAATACTGGAGTTCTAAGTTTTAATGGTTTAACTGGTGGATTGACTTTGTTTGGTGGCACAGGTATGTCTGTGTTGTCTGGTGGTAAAGGAATTACTCTGGTAAATACAGGTGTATTAAGTATTGATGGATCTACTGGTGCTATTACTAATGTAGCTAGAACTAATGTTACCAATACGTTTGCAGCCGATCAGGTTATTTCTAGTCCATTTGCAGAATTAAGAATAGCAAACACAATATTAGGAACAACAGCAGAATATAGTGCGGATAATATTAATTATTATTCCGGTGCTAATAGTCAAACATTAACATTTAACGCAACCAATCCTTCAAATAATGTTACTCTTCCAAATTATACCACAACTTTGGCGGGACTTGCAGGCACTCAAACGTTTACAGGCGTAAATACATTTAGCTCTCTAGCTAATTTTAGTGCTGGTCTGTCTGCGGCAGGTATTACTATTAACGGTCCCGTAGTGACTTCAGGTCTTGGTACATTTAACGCTGGTATAACCGCATCTGGTGCTACATTTACAGGCAATGTGGCCATGACCAGCACCTCTTCTTATACCGGTCTTGCCTCGTTTGCTGGTGGAATTACTACTTCTGGTATCACATTAAATGGCAGAATTACCGCTTCAGGATTAGGAACATTTAACTCCGGTATCACCACGTCAGGCATCACACTAAACGGAAATCTTGTAGCATCCGGTTCAGGGAAGTTTAATAGTGGAGTTCTAACAGATTTTGTTGCTCCTACAACCGGACTTGGAGTTGGAGGAGTTTTATATTTAAACGCAGATGGAACAGGTGCTGGTGGCGGTGGTGCTGTAACTTATATTGGTGATGTTGCAGGAGATACTAATAACACTTTTATGGCAGTAGATGACAGCAGTGTGGAAATAAATTTATATGCTGCTAATGGTCAAATTAATTCTTTCGGTCCGATTAATTTAAATAATCGTTGTATAATTCGTACAGCGCAAGTAACATCCGATACCAACACAGCAAATCAATTAATTTTTGATTATAATGGTTCTTCGTGGTGTGGTGCAGAATTTATAATAACTGCTCAACAAGGAGCAGTTGGTGTAACTTCTATGAAAACTTGTAAAATTTTGGTTGCAAACACATCATCAACCGTTAATCACACAGAGTATGGAGAAGTAGTTGTAGGAACAGATTTTGTTACGTTTAATGTTTCAATATCTGGAGGAACAGTATCTTTAACCATGACACCATCAGGTAATTCACTAATAATAAATACTGTTGTTGGAGTAAAAGCCACTCTCTTCCCAGTTGCACTAGGAATATAATAATATGGCATCACAATCATTTAATGCAAGAGGCGGGATTTCAGTAGGTTTAACAGGAACTTCTGTTATATCTGAAACCGGATTTGGAACATTTCCGGTTGGTATTTCAGCGTCTGGTGCTACGTTTGCAGGAACAGTTTCATTAAACGGTCAAACATTTACAAATGTTGTAAGTTCTGTAAACGGATTGACAGGTACACTTGCTAGTTTATTTGCTCCAGCAGGATTAACTTCTTCTCATGCAATATATACGTTTCCTAACGGAGTAACAGCTTACAGTGCAAGCAGCACACCATATTATACTTCTGCGTATTGGACTTCTCGTTCTCTAGCTACTACCACATTAACAACAAATAGAACTTATTTTATTTTACACCAAGCACCACGAGCAATATCTTTAAAAAATATAAGAATAGCTGCAAATTCTCCTTCTGTTTCTATGAATTTATATCTTAGCGTATGGAGTGTAAATCCTTTAACCGGCTTACCGGCATCTAGATTGTATGTATCCGGAGGATTAACGGCAAATGCTAGCACTTTTAATTACGTCACAGTAACAAATGCATCAGGACTAGTTAGTGTGCCAGCTGGTCCATTTTATCTAGCTTTAACTGTTGGAGGCGCACTTCCTACTTACGCACATAGTAATGACAGAGGAATAAACCTTTACGGTTCTGATAATTATGTAACAGGTTATCAAAATTACGCTCCTGTTTTAGACACAAACGGATTTACTGCTCCGTCCAGTATCACTCAAGCAGGAACAACATTTGCTTTTGTTAATTTTATTAGTGCAGTAGTTCCTACTCCAATAATAGAGTGGAATCACGTATAAAGGAGATTTTATGGATATAATGATTCATACAATTTATAATGAAGATACAGGAGAAACTGTAATTATTGATAAAAGAGATTTTTACCATTGTGTAGAACATCAATTAAAAATTATTCGTGAACAAGCAAAAGAATATATTTTAGCTATTGCTCCTGAATACAAACAAAGAAATGCTGCTTTGGGTTTGTTATCACAACAAGAAACCGATGATATAAAAAATCAAATACAAAATATTCGTAATATTTCTAATCAAAAAGAAGCAGAAATTTTAGCTGTGATTTGGGATGGAACAGAAGCCACAAGACCTACAGCATGTGATGCAGTTCAAGCAATAAGATGGGATTAATTATTTGACTTTCTTTAGTTTTATGATATATTATGCACATGCTGAAGTATTATAAAGTACACCCAGACTCTCAGCCTCCGGTATTTGCTACTCCCGGATCTGCTTGTTTTGATCTAAAAGCATATCTAGGATCTGACATTTTTCATGTACGTGGATACTGTCAGAACAATCGTGAGTGTAATGTAACCATCCACCAAACCACAGAAGATCGCTATGTAAAGATTGATCCCGGCCAACGGCTCCTGATTCCTACAGGTCTTGTATTTGATATTCCTGAAGGGCACTCTGTGCGTGTTCATGCTCGCTCAGGCTTGGCCTTAAAGCAAGGATTGGTAATGGCTAATGCTGAAGGAATTATTGATTGGGATTATGTGCAAGAAACCCATATCATGGTGATGAACGTTTCCAGCGAAACCTTGTTTATTCATAACGGTGAACGTATTGCTCAAGGCGAAATGGTTCCTGTATTAAATTACAGTATAGAGCCTACCGAAATCAAGCCGGAACAAAAAACTATACGTAACGGTGGATTTGGATCTACAGGAGTAAAGACATGACTAAAGACGAACTAATTCGTAATCACGAACAGCTGTGTCATATGGCTCGTGAGCTGATGAAACGTAAGAACGCAGATTACGCTGGCCGAGACGGCAAAGAACCGTTTGCTAATTTTACTCGGGTGGAAGCCATGGGTATCTGCCCTACGGAAGTAGGCTTTCTGGTTCGTGTAACCGACAAGATGAGCAGGCTGTCTTCGTTTATGGAATCCGGCAAACTTGAGGTTGCAAACGAGTCTTTTGAGGATACAATAGTAGATGTAATCAACTACATGGTACTATTGCACTCCTACCTAAAAGATAAGAAGCATGTCTAAATTTTATACCGCAGTTCATTCGGTCGGCAATACGATAATTGAAATAGGTTACGAAAACGGCAAGCGTGTGGTCAACAAGACTGCATTCCAGCCGACGCTGTACGCTCCGTCCCTAACCAAGCAGTCTCCGTACAGAACTTTGGATGGTCTGCCTGTAGACGAATGGCATCCCGGAGATATCAGTGATTGTCGTGAAGCTATAGAAAAGTATTCTACTGTAGCTAACTTTCCTCTGTACGGCAACACCGATTGGGTGGCTCAGTATATCGGCCAACAATATCCGGGCGAGGTTCCTTACGATTATAAAACGCTTCGTATCGGATTCTTAGATATTGAAACCGAATCAGAAGACGGATTTCCGTCTCTGGAAGATCCTAACGAGCGAATCAATGCTATTACTATTGAAACAGACGGCAAGCGTGTATCATTTGCTTTACACGAGTTTGCTTTGCCTGATGTAGAGTGTTTGGTGTTTGGTGACGAACGCTCCATGCTTCGGGCGTTTATTGAATACTGGGAGCAGCACTATCCGGATATCATCACAGGCTGGAACATCCGATTCTTTGATATTCCGTACATCTACAAGCGTGTGGTAAAGCTGTTTGACGAAAAGACCGCCAAGCGGTTGTCTCCTATCCGTAAGATTCAAGAAAAGATTGTGAATCGTAAAGGGAAAGATCATACGGTATTTGATCTGCTTGGTGTGGCAACTCTGGACTACTACGAACTGTACATCAAGTTTACCTACACTAATCGTGAATCGTACAGTCTGAACCATATTGCAAACGTGGAATTGGGAGAAGAAAAGCTGGACTACTCGGAACACGAAAGTATTAAAGATTTCTACACCAAAGACTTTCAGAAGTTTATGGAGTACAATTCTCACGACGTTACGCTAGTTCAAAAGCTGGACAAGAAACTAAAACTACTAGAACTGGTTGTGGCTCTGGCGTATAATGCCAAAGTTAATTTCACAGACACCTTTAGTCAAGTAAAGACATGGGACTGTATTATCTACCATCACCTAGCCAGCAAGAATATTGTGGTGCCGCTAAAGCCTGAAGTGGAAGAAAAGAACGAGCAATTCGAGGGAGCGTATGTGAAAGATCCACAGGTAGGCATGCACAACTGGATTGTGTCTTTCGACTTGGATTCGCTGTACCCCCATCTTATTATGCAGTACAACATTTCGCCTGAAACCAAACTGAAGGTGTCCAAGCGAAACACTCTGAAACCAGAGTATGTGATTGATCCTGATACCGAAGAAGCAAACAAACAGTTGCTGCGTTTCAATCACGAGCATCGTGAGTTGGCACAAACCGAGAATGCCACCATTGCTGCTAACGGTGTGTACTTTTATCGCCACACACAAGGATTCCTGCCTGAGCTAATGGAAACCATGTATGAAGAACGTAAGATGTATAAGGAAAAGATGTTGGAAGCCAAACGAAAACTAAAGGCTGGTACCGATCTGTCTCCGGCAGAAAAAGAGCGGTTAGAATACGACATTTCCAAATACAACAACTTTCAGTTGGTACGAAAGATTCAGTTGAACTCTGCGTTCGGTGCTGTTGGCAATCCGTATTTCCGATACTACGATATTGATTGTGCTGAAGCTATTACTGTTTCCGGAAAGCTGTCTATCCGTTGGATTGAAAACAAATTGAATGAATTTTTAAACAAGATGGTTGGTACATCAGGCGAAGACTTTATTGTGGCATCAGATACCGATTCTGTATATCTGTGTCTGGATAAAGTTGTGGAAAAGATTTACGGTAAAAAGCAGGTGTCTGATTCTAAGATTACTGAAACTCTTCAAAAGCTGTGTACCGACAAGATTGAACCGTTTATTGACACCAAGTACCAAGAACTGGCTGAACGAGTAAACGCATACGCTCAGAAGATGCGTATGAAGCGTGAAAGCATTTGTAGTAAAGGTATCTGGACTGCCAAGAAGCGTTACATGCTTAATGTCATGATGGGCGAAGACGGTGTACTGTTGAAAGAACCAGAACTCAAGATCATGGGGATTGAAACAGCACGGTCTAGTACACCACAGATTGTGCGTAAAGCTTTGAAGACCGCTATTAGTCTGATTATGAATAAAGGCGAAGATGCGGTTCAAGAATTTGTAGAAAGTTTCCGTGGTCAGTTTGATGCAGCACCAGTAGACGAGATTGCGTTTCCACGATCTGTTACGGGTATGGAAAAATATGCTTCCAAAACAGATGTATATAAAAAGTCTACTCCGATTGCTGTTAAAGGTTCACTGCTGTACAATCATTTCTTACGAAAGAACGGATTGGAAAAGAAGTATCGCCTAATTGGAGAAGCAGAAAAAATTAAATTTGTGTATTTAAAAGAACCTAATCCACTTTCACATGTAAGTGGAAAAGAGCAAGTTATTTCTTTTGGATCGCAAATTCCTAAAGAACTGCACCTAGATAAGTATGTAAATCGTGATCTACAATTTGAAAAATCTTTCGAAGATCCCTTGAAAACCATTCTAAATGTGTTACAATGGAGCATAAGAAAGACTGCCTCGTTGGAAGATTTCTTTGTGTAAGGACGCACCTATGGAAGACACATTTATTGGAACACTTTGTACTTTAGTTTTAATTTTTATAATTTGCGAGTGGCTTGACAGAAAATGGAGTAAAGACGAATGAATTTTTTAAATGATCTAATTAAAGAGTCGGGAAATCAGTTTGCCGGAATGGTAGAAGACGGAATCGAAGGTAGTGATATACGTGGATTTGTGGATACAGGCTCGTATGCATTCAATGCTTTGGTGTCTGGATCTCTGTACGGAGGTATTGCAGACAACAAGATTATTGCACTAGCAGGCGAATCTGCAACAGGCAAGACTTACTTTTCAATCGGTATTGTGCGTAAGTTTCTGGATGACCGTAAGGACGGTATGGTGCTGTACTTTGATTCAGAACAAGCTGTAACCTCAGACATGTTCTTGGATCGTGGTGTAGATCCTAAGCGTGTAGCTGTGTTTCCTGTAGCTACAATTGAAGAGTTTCGCAATCAACTTATCAAGATTGTGGACAAGTATCTAGAACAAGATACAGAGAAGCGTAAGCCTCTGATGGTTGTACTGGACTCGCTAGGTATGTTAAGCACCAGCAAGGAAATGAACGATACTGCTGAAGGCAAAGAAGTACGAGACATGACTCGTGCTCAGGTTATCAAGAGCACATTCCGTGTTCTTACCCTGAAGCTTGGCAAGGCAGGCATTCCACTAATCATGACCAATCATACCTACGATGTGGTAGGATCGTATGTTCCTACCAAGGAGATGGGTGGTGGTTCGGGTCTAAAGTATGCTGCATCTACCATTGTATATCTTTCTAAGAAGAAAGACAAGGATGCAGACGGTCAGGTAGTTGGAAATATTATTCACTGCAAACTGTACAAAAGTCGTTTGACCAAAGAAAATCAAATGGTAGATGTACGTTTAAACTACGATAGTGGCTTAAATCGTTACTACGGACTTCTTGACATTGCATTAAAGCATGATATATTTAAGAAGGTGTCTACTCGTATCGAACTTCCAAATGGAGAAAAAGCATTTGAGAAGAACATCAACGAGGAGCCTGAAAAGTATTTCACTGAAGATGTAATGAAGCGTTTAGAAGAAGCGGTAGCAAAGGAATTTAAGTATGGTCAATAATTTAATTATGTTTGGTGGTGGAGTTCTGCTTACTTGTGCCATTGCGGGGCTGTACAGATTTATGAATTGTTACATCAACAGAATGGGGCAACTAGAAAATCTTGTTGGCAAACTACGTGAACACATCAGGGATCTGGATCTAAAGTGTGATCGTGTAAACGACGATTTTCGTTATCGTGTACTGCATCTAGAAAGCAGAGTTCGTAGCGAATCTACTATTAAGACCAAGTAATGAAAGATTTTGAGTCAGTTCTACTAGAAGGTCTTCTGTACCGTGAAGACTTCTACAAGAAAGTTATTCCGTTTATCAAGACAGAATACTTTCAATCTAAGCCAGTCCAGATGGTGTGGACTTGTGTTCACGATTTTATTGTGAAGTACAATGCATGTCCTTCTAAGGAGGCCATGTCTATCTGTCTGGAGAAACACAAAGGGATAAGTCAAGGTGAGTATGATCAGTGTATGGAAATGTTGGATTCGTTCAGCAAGAAAGCGGCTGAAGAACATCATCTGGACTGGCTGGTGGCAGAAACTGAGAACTGGTGCAAGGAACGGGCTTTATATAATGGTATTATGGAATCCATTCAAATTATTGATGGAAAGTCCAAAGACAAAAACAAAACAGCTATCCCTGATATTCTTTCTACTGCTCTTGCAGTCAGTTTTGATACTAATATCGGTCATGATTATTTGGAAGATTCAGAACAACGATATGAGTTTTATCATACCATAGAACAACGTATTCCGTTTGATCTAGAATTTTTTAACACCATTACTGCTGGTGGTACTCCTGCCAAGACTCTGAACATTGTGATGGCAGGTACGGGTGTAGGTAAGTCATTGTTTCTGTGCCATCATGCTGCAAACTGTCTCAGCCAAGGCATGAATGTGTTGTACATCACTTGTGAGATGGCCGAAGAACGCATTGCAGAGCGTATAGACGCTAATCTGCTGGATACCACCTTAGACTCGCTACGAGATCTGCCCAAGGATGTGTACGAGCGTCGTATTGCTAATCTAAAGCAGAGCGTTAAAGGTAAACTGATTATTAAAGAGTATCCTACAGCCAGTGCAAACACTAATCACTTTAGAATCTTGATGGAAGAGCTTTGGCTGAAAAAGCGATTCAAGCCTGATATTATTATTGTAGACTATCTCAACATCTGTGCGTCTTCACGAATGAAGCCTGGCGTGGTAAATTCGTATACTTACATCAAGGCTATTGCCGAAGAGTTGCGTGGTCTGGCAGCAGAAAAGAATGTTCCTATCTGGTCTGCCACTCAAGTAAATCGCACCGGATTTTCTAATACCGATATTGGTCTGGAAGACACTTCAGAATCGTTTGGTCTTCCCGCAACAGCAGACTTCATGTTTGCCTTGATCTCTACAGAGAAACTAGACGAGATGAATCAGATCATGGTGAAACAATTAAAGAACAGATATAACGACACCGCCAGTAATCGTAAATTTGTGATTGGTATAAATCGTGCCAAGATGAAACTGTACGATATCTCCGGCACAGATCAACCTATGATGGCTGACGGAAACATAGAGGTAGAAGAAGAGGAAGAAACCAAGTTTACTAGCAAGTTTGGAAAGAAAGATTTCTCTGGCTGGAAAGTATGAGCATGTATATTGATAAAAAATATATTAATCTAGTGTCTCCTAAACTGGAGCGATTTGCTTGGAAGAAAGACGATCTTGCAAATTGTCGCTGTCCTATCTGTGGAGATTCCAGTAAAAACAGATCTAAAGCTCGTGGATACTTTTTTCAAAAGCAAGGAGAATTCTTTTTTAAATGTCATAATTGCAATGTGGGTTTGAACCTATATAATTTCCTAGATAAGGTGTCGCCAAATCTAACGAAAGAATACTCGCTGGAAAAATGGAAAGACGGCAAACCATCTAAAATTAAAAGGGAACCCAAACAAACCATGCTCTTCAAAAAGAAAGCAAAAAAGAATTATAGTATCGAATTGCCTTGTGTAGCAGAACTTCCACCTAATCATTCGTGTAGGAAATTTGTTGAAGCACGTAAAATTCCTAAAGAAATTTGGAAGCATCTATACTATGCTAAAGAATTTGGTCCGTGGGTTCGCACAATCAATCCGGAAAAAGAAGGAATAGAATGTGATCCTCGTCTGGTTATTCCTATTCTAGATCAGAAAGGCCGTCTCGTGGGAGTACAAGGTCGTGTATTAGAAGTTACTAAAGATCGTAATGCACGCAAAACTGCTCGCTACATCACAATCAAAGTGGAAGGCGAAGAAACTCGTAGCTGGTATGGTTTAGATCGTCTAGACAAATACGGAACAGTTTACGTGTTTGAAGGACCGTTAGATTCTGTGTTTATTCCTAACGGTGTTGCTACTGTAGGCATGAGTAATTGTTTTGATATTCCTTCATTTATTAAAGATCGTTCCATGGTTTTTGTGTTAGATAACGAACCACGAAATGTGGAAGTTGTTCATACCATGGAACGTCTTGTAAAAGAACGAAAAAAGATTTGTGTTTGGCCTGATCATATTAAATGCAAAGATGTGAACGACATGATCATGGGCGGTTTAGACAGCAAAGAAATCCTAAATATTATTAACAAGAATTCTGTGTCTGGCCTTGAAGCACAAATGAGGATCAATAAATGGAAGAAAATTTAAATGAAGGCGAAGAAGAAAGAGAGTACGAAGAAATTGAATTTGACACGAACAATCCTCTATTTGTTTTCTGCTTTATGTTTATGGAGTATATCAAAAACATAAATCCAGAATTGTATGAAAAAGCTCACAACTATGCTCAAGATCATACAGATTTAGACATAACAGATTTTGAAATAGGTGATTTGGAAGAGATGGACGAAGATATTACAGATGATGAAGAAAGTGAAACAGATATAGATTATGAAGACGATGACAATGAACAACAAGATTGGAGTATTGGATAAAGGTCATGTTGAGTATATCGAACATATGGGCTCAGATCTTACGGTGGTCAATGCTGCTAGGGTCTCATTCGCTAAAACCAGTGGTTGGGAAACCGACGAAAATGGCAATAGTAAGTTATCTGCGAAAGACCAAAGGCTCATCAAATATTTGGCAGAGCATAACCATTGGACTCCCTTCGCACACCCGCAAATCACGGTTCGCATCAAAGCCCCAATATTTGTCAGGACCCAACTTTTTAAACACAAAGTGGGATTCACAGAAAACGAAATTTCAAGACGTTATGTAACCGTAGAACCGGAATTTTACACGCCTGACTGGAGATCTGCTCCTACAGACGGTGCAAAACAGGGCAGCAGTGATTTTATTTACGATCCTGTTGTGGAAGACCTGGACCGTATGTACAATAAAATTTCATTAGAATCGGTAGAAATATACAAAAGACTGCTAGAAGAAGGCGTTGCTCCAGAGCAGGCACGATCCGTATTGCCGCAAGGCACCTACACCGAGTGGTGGTGGACAGGATCGCTCTCAGCGTTCGCTCGTGTGTTTAAACAGCGAATAGACGCCCATGCCCAATGGGAAATTCAACAATACGCTGGAGCAATTGGAAAAATACTGGAACCACTTTTTCCACATTCTTGGGCAGTTCTGACCGCTAAATAAACTTACTTACTTTACAAACAGGAGAAAAATTAAATATGCATTTACCTACACCTTATCAAGAGTTCATTCACCTTTCACGTTACTCACGCTGGCTAGAGGATGAAGGCCGTCGTGAATCTTGGGAAGAAACCGTTAATCGTTATTTCGGTTATTTCGACAAGCACCTGAAAGAAAATACCAAGTGCAAACTTGATAAGGAAACTAGAGAAGAACTTCGTCAAGCAGTTCTTAATCAAGAAATCATGCCTTCTATGCGTGCCCTAATGACCGCAGGAGAAGCACTAGATCGTGACAATACTGCAGGATATAATTGTTCGTATGTGGCCGTGAATCGTGTGCGTGCCTTTGATGAAATACTTTACATTCTTATGTGTGGAACTGGAGTAGGATTCTCCGTAGAAAGACATTATGTTGATAAACTACCTACAATCGCTGAAGAGTTTACTGACTCTGATACAACAATCGTTGTCCAAGACAGCAAGGCTGGTTGGGCTAAAGCTTTTAAGGAACTTGTCTCCTTACTCATTGGTGGTCAAATTCCAAGATGGGACCTATCTAAGATACGTCCTGCTGGTGCCCGACTCAAAACTTTCGGAGGTCGTGCGTCTGGCCCAAAGCCACTGGATGATCTGTTTAGGTTCAGTGTGGATACATTTAGAAGAGCAGCTGGTCGAAAACTCACCTCCATCGAATGCCACGATATCGTCTGTAAAGTTGCGGAAGTTGTTGTGGTCGGAGGCGTCCGTCGATCAGCTCTTATCAGCCTTTCAAATCTTACCGATGAACGGATGCGTGATGCTAAGACTGGAGCATGGTGGGAAGCTAATCCTCAAAGAGCACTTGCGAATAATAGTGTAGTGTACAAAGAGAAGCCAGAGATTGGCACATTTATGGAAGAATGGGTGTCTCTGTACAAAAGCAAGAGCGGTGAACGTGGTATCTTCAACCGTGATGCTTGCCAGAAGACTGTGGCCAAACTAGGCGACCGTCGTGATGCTAGTTACGAGTTTGGTACCAATCCGTGCTCAGAAATTATTCTGCGAGACCGTCAGTTCTGTAATCTTACAGAAGTAATTGTTCGTGCAAACGATACTATGGAGTCGCTACAACGTAAGGTTCGTCTTGCAGCTATTCTAGGCACATGGCAAGCCTCACTAACCAACTTCCCGTATCTGTCCAGCGAATGGAAGAAAAACTGTGAAGAAGAAGCACTTCTTGGTGTTTCGCTTACAGGCATTCTAGACAACACCATGATGCGTGATACTCACGGTCTCAAGGCCAATCTGACCAATCTCAAAGAGATGGCGGTCAAGACTAATACAGAATGGGCCAAGAAGCTAGGCATCAATCCTGCAGCAGCCATTACCTGTATCAAGCCTAGCGGTACAGTTTCACAACTTACTGATGCGGCTTCAGGTATTCATCCTCGGCACAACGAGTACTACATTCGTACCGTTCGTGCAGATCGTAAAGATCCGTTGTGTCAAATGATGATTGACAAGGGATTTGTACATGAGCCATGCGTGATGAAGCCCGATTCAGTTATGGTATTCTCATTTCCCATGAAGGCTGAAGGATCTGTTACACGTAATGACATGACTGCTATACAGCATCTAGAACTGTGGCTGGCGTATCAACGCCACTGGTGTGAACACAAGCCATCAATCACGGTTAGTATACGAGAAGATGAATGGATGGAAGTTGGTGCATGGGTGTATAAGCATTTTGATGAGATTAGTGGTATTTCGTTCTTGCCTTTAGATTTAGGATCATACAGGCAGGCTCCATATCAAGACTGTTCTAAACAAGAATATGAAGCACTTTTAGAAAAGATGCCTAAAAATATTGATTGGAGTGATTTAAAGAAATGGGAAAAAACTGATAATACCGTAGGAACACAACAATTTGCTTGTAGTGCTGGAGCATGCGAATTAGTGGATTTACAAGTAGATAATTCTAAAGATTTTCCCGTAATGAGATAATTAAGTGTATAAATACCTTTGAGGAAACTAATGAATAAATGGGAACAACAAAAACAATTATGTTTATATAAAGGAAAAAGTTATATAAATCAAACTATAAATTCTTGGAAAATTGTGGGATATCATTCTACAAAACAAAAGCCTTCTGGATCTGCAGTTTTGTGGTTATGTGAATGTATAGAATGTGGAATTAAAAAATCACTATATCCGTATAATATATTTTCTAACAGATCTAAAAAATGTTTTTCTTGTTCTATGAAAAACACAAAAGGTTGTAATAATCATAATTGGAAAGGTTTTGGAGATATACCTAGTTCAGTAATTACAGCTGCAAAAAATAATGCAAAAATTAGAAAAATAAAATTTAAATTAACTCCTGATTATTTGCAAAAATTGTGGTTAAAACAAAATAAAAAATGTGCATTATCTGGCGAAGAACTTGTAATGAGACCAAAATCTTTTAAAGGAAAAGATGCATGGAGTAATACAGCATCTTTAGATAGGATAGATTCAAAAAAAGGATACGTTCCAGGAAATGTTCAATGGGTGCATCCTATAGTAAATATGATGAAAAATCATTTTAATGAATTGTTGTTTTTAGAGTTTTGTGAAAAAATTTATAATTATAAAAAGGAGATATTATGAATCTTGAAAATATGCTTTTACTTAACTTTATTTTTACAGTAGGTTTTGCGTTTTGGACTCTTCGTACCACTATGAATATGCGTCACGATACCGAACGTTATCTTGAGCAAACTCATCAAGAGATACGTAATAACGTAAACATTCTTGAAGAAAAAATTAACAGGGATGTGGAGTATCTGCAACGTGAAGTAGATGTTCTACACGAACAAGTGTATAACGCAACAAAAAAGAAAACCACAGGAATAAATTCACGAATTCCTCTGTGAAATAAAAAAACCCGGTCTTGCGACCGGGTTTTTTGTTAGTCTCTTCTAACTGTTTTCATTATCTCGTCTACTGCTTGTGCTGCTTTATGTACATCGCTTCCTGGTTTATATTGAGCCAATAATCGTTTACGATCAGCACTGTTTGAAACCGCTTCTTCTTTAGATAATTCGATTTTATGCTCCTGGGCTGCACCCATTAAAGTAATAATATGTGGTTTAAGTTTTTCTCCCCAAGAAGGTTGTTTTGGAGTCTCTTTTGTAGTTTCTTCAGTTTCTCCGGTATATGTTCTTTCTCCTGCTCCAGCAGAAACTATACTTTGTAAATGTGGTCCTAATCTTTCTGGTTTAATTGCAGCAACATTTACTCCTCCACGACTTCGTGGATGGCCCATAGGAAGATTGAATCCCATAGATTTAGCTCTGGCTTCGGCTCTTTGTTCTTGTTTAGCTTCCTGTAAATTTTTTAATCTTTCAGAAAGAATATTGTAATAATTTTCTTTTATTCCTAAAATATTTTTCATACCTTCAAATGCTCCTTTTACAATTCCGCCTGCAGTTTCCATTGCTGTTTTGGTTGCCGTTTTTGCTGTTTCTTTAGCTTTTGTTTTAACAGGTCTTATATCTTTACTACTAACATTCGACACACTTGCAGCTGGTTGAGAACGATAAACAGAATCAGAAGGAACAGAAGGTTTTGGTCTTCTTAATTCTGCAGGAAGGATGGTTCCACTTTGTTGTGCACGATAACGATCCATTGCAGCCTGTCTTTCTCTGGATCCTGGTTTTCCGGTAGTTACTGCAGTTGCTTTTGCTTCCATTTCTGGAACATCTCTTTCAGCACGAATTTGTTCTCCGCGTTGAAATCGTTCTTGAGGAGTCATTTCTTCCCAAGACTTAGTTTGTGAAACTGAAGCAGAAGATTTGGGTTGTGAAATTGGAACAGGCGATGATGTATTAACAATGTCTTGAATCGTTTTCATTACATCTTCTTTTGCTTTAGTCTGAGCTTCTGCTCTTATTTGTGCTAACGGTTTTCGTGGGGTTTGCGCCCAAGATGCGCCTTCTTTGGCTCTTTGTGTTCTCCAAGCTTCTAGTTCTTCTGCTCGTTTGTCGCTAGCAGCCATCAATTCGTCAATAGAAGATGTTTTCATTTGTTCTTGGGCTTTACTTACTCTTTCTTCGGCAGCTTTTTTCTCTGCTTGGACTTCTGTTTCCATACGCTGTCTTCCAGCGGCAATATCAGCTTGGGCAACTGTTTTTGTTTGGATTGCTTTTTGTAATTGTGCTTTATGGCCTTCTAATTCTGCTTCTGCTTCTGCTTTTCTAGTCTTGGATGCAGCTAATTCTTGATCGTAAATTTTACTTCTTTCAGCAGCAGAAAGATTCATAAATTCAGAACTTCCAATTTTTGGTGTTTTTGTTTCTGGTTGAGATGCTTTTATTTCTGCTTGAGGTACTTGAGATTGAAATTTAGAAGCTAACTGATCAATACCAGTTTTTATCATCTGTTGTGATATAGGTTTTGGTCCTTGTGATAATAACATTCGTCTGGCTTCTTCATTTTCTTCTTCTTCTGATTTTTCTGGTGGTAGTATCACATCAGATATTTCTTGTCCTGCTGCCATCCCTGTTGATAATGCTGCGCCCATAGCTACTCCAGGAAGACCGTAAGGGGAACCTGCTGCAGCACCAACTAACGGAGCTTTTAATAATCTTGCCGATCCTGCAACATCTTCTGGATGTTTTACTCCAAAGAATTTAACTACTTCTTCTGCTGGTTTTTGAAGTAATTCGTCTGCTGCTAAACCGATACCAGTTGATATTAATCCCGATGCTGTACCTTTAAGCAAGTTCATTGGTACAGAACCACCAGGAATTTGAGGTGGAGTTGGAGGAATACGAACTGGTGATGTTTGTTTGGGTGCTGGTAGAGCTTTTTGTGCAGCTGGCAAAGCTTTTTGTGGAGCTGGTAGTAATTTTTGTTCTCCAGGAAGTTGTTTTGTTGTGGTTAATGTTGTTTCTCCTGGCAACTGTGGTATTTCTGATGGTTGTTTAATAAACTCTTTTTGACTTATAAATGCAGATTTTATTTTATTTGGTGGTGTTTTAGTTCCCTTCCACTGTAAGCCCTTTACTTCTGGAGCGTCTTTTAAACTCATTTGAGTGCTTACTATACCTTCATTTAAAGGTTTATTGAATATCTTTTTAATTATATTAATTTCGTCGTTTGTTGGCAGATTGTGCATATTTAATCCTTTTTACTAATAATATTTATATTTTTTCCATTTCACCGCATATATAATTATGACATATGACACGGCTCACTGCCATCCTTTCTGCAGTGATTCTAGCCTTCTTAAGTGGATGCCAGAAAGATGCCAGTGTCTCTAAAATTTCAATCCCCATTACAACCGTACCATTCCCCGAAGCAGGTGTTAGTAAACCAGATCCGTTTCCAGGATTTGAAATTCCAAACAACAACACCAAAAATACTTACGGTTGTGTGGGGCACGTACACAACGAGCTAGGAGAATTTATAGGTAGTGGAGTTCTTATAGCTCCTTCTGTTGTTCTTACAGCAGGGCATGTTATAGACGGAGATACTCTTCGTTATTTTATTACAGGCGATAAAGCGTATGTGATAGAAAAAACTGTAATACATCCCGGATATAAAGACGTTACAGGAATAAATCACGATATTGGAGTATTAATATTAGCAGAGCCTTGCACAGAAACTCCAGCACAAATACTGATTGATCGTTCAGAATTAAATCCACGAGAAGCTTTAACCACTGTGGGGTTTTCCAAACAAATCAAAAAGATTAGTAAACCTGGAACATTCTGGTATTACGGAACAACTCAAGAAGATCCTAACTATATGCGGTTTCTTCCAATCGAAGGTCATATCTGGTTTGGTGATTCTGGTGGAGCAGTATTTGAAGACGGTGGTAAACTAGCAGGAATTATTTCTGCAATGGTAATAATGAACGGAACCATAGTAGATCATACAGCAGCACGGGTAGACTTGTACGCAGATTGGATTCGTTCAGTGATGCAGGAAGAGGGGTGTTCTCCGTGTCACGATTCCAAAAAACCTTGATATGTGTTTGTGCGTTTTTGGTTGGAATGCTATTAGCCCGAGGCATGGGCTTCTAACCTAAATATTATACATGATTATTGCAGGCATTGATTATTCTTTAACTAGCCCTAGCATATGCGTGTTCAACTCTCAAGAACCGTTTTCTTTTTCTCGTTGTTCTTTTTACTTTTTATCTGACGTTAAAAAGAATCAAACTCTGTTTTTAACTAATATTAAAGGCCAATGCATTACAGATTGGGACAGTGATTTTACCAGATACGAAAATATCTCAGATTGGGCTATGGAATATTTAATTGCGTGTGAACAGGTGGCTATAGAAGGATATGCTTTCGGAGCTAAAGGTAAGGTGTTTCATATAGCCGAAAACACTGGAGTACTTAAATATCGATTACATCAAGCCAGCATACCTGTAGAAGTAATACCACCCAGTGCCATCAAGAAACAAGCCGCAGGCAAAGGTAATGCCAACAAAGAAGAAATGTACAAGGCGTTTGTGAAAGAAACAGGAATACAATTGCAGATGGTAATTAGTCCCGGAAAAAAAGATATCGGAAACCCAGTTTCCGATATCGTTGATTCTTACTTTATTTGTAAAGCTTTGTATTTAAAACTTAAAGTTTAGTTATTTTTTCTTCTTAACTGCATTACGAACCGAAGCGTAGAATACACGAGTACCTTTTTCTTTGCCATATTGATCTATCATATTGGCAAGCATTGACTTGTGTTCTTTGGCATATTTTTCTTCTTCTGCAGAGAGTTGTTCGTTTAGATTAATTCCTAAACGCTTTTGTTGCATTCTGGTAGTGGTAAGTTCTTGTTTTTGAGCTTGACCTTGTAGCCAAGCATTCATCATTCGTTTATCCATTGTGGAATTCCTTTTCTAGTATTTATATATTTCGTCTTCTTGGGGTTATATAAGCAGCAACTCCCAACAATGTTGTACTTCCAATATACTTGGATTCTGGAATATTGGATTCTTGGCCATAAACAAATGGGCTGTCTTGAAACGGTAAAAGTGGATACTGAATGCGGTTTAATAGATCGGGAATGTTTGTTGTGACTATCGGGAAATCATAATTATTGACAGAAAAAATTGAAGGTGGTGTTACGACTGGTGGATCTATTATTATTTGTGTTTTTGGTTCTACCAAAGTTACTGCAGTTTGTCGTGGTAACCATGGAGTGTTTTGCCGTTCGGGGTTATCTGTGGTTATTACTAAATTTTCAGAAAAATGCACACCACGGTAACCTAATTGTTTGTTATAAGGAAATAAACCAAAAACATTACCATTCAGAGAAACAGCCTTGCTTGATGGTTTTTTGTCTCCGGGCGTTTCGTTTTTGTGCTCATCTGTGCTGGTTCCTGTGATTTTTTCTTGAACGTGTTTAACTTCATCAACTTTGCCTGTAATTTTATCAAAAGCCTCTTGACCCAGAATAGTAACACCAACCGTGGTGGCTATCTGAAAAGCCATCAAGGTTTTTTGCATAGATTTTATTTTAGCTTTTGCTTCTTCTAATTGTTGTGCCAAAAAAGATTCTTTGGCCGCACGGACTTCTTCTTGAGCTTGAGCACATTTTTCTAGTGCTAGTTTAGTTTCTAAGCAACGTTCTTCTTTAATCTTGACGCAATTATTACAATGAGAATGATCACCCTGGCGAGGAGCAGCTTCTGCCATAGTTTCCCTTTCGTGTTATGTTAGTATTTAGTTATTGCTTTTGCTCAGAATTTTCGTTTAGAAGTTTTTGCTTGGTTTCTTCTAGTTTTTCTTCACATTCTGGGCAAGGACGTATAAATTGTTTCCATCCCCAAGTAACTACAAGAAATACTAGTGGAAGATACCAAAGAATCCACTGCCACCCTGTTTGAAAAGTAGTTCCTGTACTGATTTCGTGATTAATCTTTTTAAGAATAACACTTTCAGAAGTGGTATCTGGCACGATTTGTGGTGCTGTAGAGCAAGCAGTTAAGAGTGTAGCAGCTAATAGTGTTAGATGTTTCATGGGTTACTCCTTATGACTTGTTTGATGCAGCAGCAGATCCAAAATAGAAACCGATAATACTTAGAAGAATCTGACGATTTTCGCTAGTAAACAAGTAGCCGTTTACTTCAACAAAAAACTTCTTGGTTGTTTCAGGGAATAGACCAAACAGACCTTCTGGAGTCTTGGCATCAACCTCCACGAAAGTTGGTACACCAAAGAAAGGAAGAACAAATGGTGCTAGAAATGTGGCAAACAGAGTTGCAAGCACAATTAGTTGGCGAACTCCTTTACCTACATCTAGAGGAACACGTTCTGCAGCTTTATCTTGATTCTCTGTGGTTTGCTTGTTAGCAGCCATCAGACGTTCAAACATCTCTTTTTGGTCTTGGGCCTTTTGAGCCATATAGCGGAAAAGGAATCCAGTTGCGGATCCACCAATCAATGAAATTAATTCTGTCGGCATAACGATCCTTTCTCAATAGTTCAATAACTATTTTCTTTGTCCGTATAGTATTTATTAGGTTTCTTTCTTCTAAAAATGGAATTCCTAGAAATATGTCTTTTTTGAGCTTCTACTGGAATTGCAAGATCTTCCGGTTTCATTCCTGCTATTCCACCAGCGGCTACAGAATTAGCCATGGGGGCAGCAGGAGCACCACCTTCTTGTTCCAATAGTCTGCAAGCATGTAATTCTCTAGTAGCCATTTTTAAAAAATATTCAGGATTTCCACCAATATACTCACATTCGGTTAAAAATGTTTCAAATAATCCATTTATATTTTTATTTGGTTTAACGGCTTCTTCTAAAAATTTGCAAACACTAAAAGTAGTAACTACTTTAGAAAAATGATTCATCGTATTTCTTTCAATATTTTTGTTATTCTATGGTCTACTGGTATTTTTTCTATACTTATTTCTGGTATTCTTTTAGGAAGTATTTGTAAAAAATCTAAAAATGATTTTAAATATGAATGATATTTGGGTTCTATTTTATAAAATAATATTCTTGCACAGCCTTCCACCCCAAAAACATTATTTAAAATCATTATATGATTTAATAATAATCTTTCTTTTAAATTCTTTTTTGTTTCGTATTTATTAAATAGCCTTTTAATATATTTTATTCGGTTCAAATCCTCATAAAACTCATTTATGCCCTTGCAATGAGGGTTATCGTACATTTTAATAGCATAAAGAAGAAAATTATCTTCACTCAAGGGCTCATATAGCATTTTTTATTCTTCTTCTGTTTGTTTCAATTCTCCTTCTTCTTGGTTGGTGCCTTTTGTTAATTTTGCGTCCATTTTATATAAACCAGAAGAACTTTCATTAATAGTTACAACTAAAGTTATAGGTTCGTTGTTATTTAACCCGTCTGTTACTTCAAATCCTTTGCTTAAATCGTGAGTAGGACTAGTTCCGAAAGTACCGCCAAATCTTTTTATTCTAAAATTTATTGGTTGACCTATTTTTATTTCGGTTTTATTATTAAAATCAAAATCAAGAGAAGCTAGATTTAATTTAAGTCGTAATAACGATAAAGCTGCTCTTGGTTCTAAATATTCTCTGCTAGTAAAGGCGTTTAAAAATGCTTGAATTCTTTTAAATTGGTCATCTCGTTCTACACGATAAATTCCTTCATCACTATAAGCTGAACGTGTAGAATTTTTTACAGGAAATCCTCCTAAAACTCCACCATCCATATATTCGCCTTCGTTTAATTGTGTTTTTAATTGTTTATACTTTTTCATGTATTTCTCCGTTTGTATTTATTAACCTTTTTTCTTGGCTTTTTTTGTTGTTTTGCCTTTATTTTTTAATTCTATGTAAGTTGCTAGTCTGTAACTGGCTTCTTCTGGAGTATCGTCTCTTATTTTTTTTCCATCTTTGTCTTTAGGACCAGTAACTACTTTGGCTCGGTCTTTAACTTTTTCTCGTATTTTATCTCTATTTTTGGCTCTAGGATTACTATTTTGGGGAGTTAACTTGCCTTTATTATCAGCGTTTACAATGTCTTCTTGTATTTTATTAAAAAATTTAGTTTTTAAATTGTCTGCTAACAACAAATTTGTAGTTTCGTCTATTGTTAGCTGGTTTTCTTTATTTTCTTTTAAAGTCTTCCAAGTACCGCCCTTTTTCTTATAACATTTTGCTGCCCATGCATTAGCATAAGCAGAAGGATAGACATCAAATTTTCTTTTTGCTTGAGATTTGCAATCAGACCAAGCTTCAGAATTGTTTGGAACATTTTTCTCTAATATAATAATTTTTTCGTTTTCGCATAAAATTTTGACTATTTCTGTGGGGTCTATACTTTTTACTACTTGTCCTTGTTCGTCTAATAAAGTATAATTTTGTTTTAATGACGATAATATTCCCATAAAAACACCATTATGAGTTTCGATTAGTACTTTTTTATTTTTAAAGGGCTGAAGATCGGCTTCAGTAAAATCAACACATTCTTTAGTTAGTTGACTTACAGATTTACCACGTTCCCACATTCGACACGACCAATAACGAGCTTTAGTTCTTGGACCTGGATTTTCACAACGATGACGAGCACGGAAATTTTTACGACGACCAGGATCGTCTCGTTTTATTTCCATATTAGGATCCCCAAATCTTACAGTAACTACATTACCTTTTTCGTTTTTTACACGAACCGCAAATTTTTTAGGACCACCAGGAGTACGGAAAGGTTTACCTAAAGGAGCCTCTTCTTTTAACATTTTGTTTTCTATTCTTTGTTTTATTTTAGAAAATAAAGATTCTTTCTTTTCTTTTTCACAATCACAAGTTTTATTAGTAGATTCCATTTGCTCATTCACCTTTCTCTTTTTATTGGCTCCAGTTTTTACAAATATTGGTTTTTTTCCTTTATTTGATCCACTGCCTTTTGTTCCGCGTCCAGCTTCAGATTGCGCAGCTCTTTTTCTTTTTACAAAACTAGCAATACCTTCTTTTCCTAGTTTTTTGGCTTTTTGTTTAGATAGGCATGCAGAATACGCTTCTCCCTTTTTGGCATCTCCGCATTCTCCTACTCTTTTTCCGGAGGAATTATAACGATCCCAACCTGGAGTTTTATTTGCAGATTCTCCATGGAACCATTTACCCAATCCAGAATTTCTATATACCTCATTTAGCTTCATAAACTATATTTATCGTTTCTGATGGGCTAGTTGAGCATTAATAGAATCGGTAATTTTCTTTATTTCTCCCGAACAATACACAGAATCCATACTTTCTGCTTTATTTCCACTGCACCATTGAACTATAGTAAATCCTGTCATTTGATTTTGTTTTTGCAATGGAAGTACAGAAAATGCTTCCACGTTTCTAGATTCTAAGTATTGTTTAACGTGAGAATCTTTTAAATCTACAGTAAAATGAATTTTGGGATTGTTATCTACAACTAAAAGCAACAAAGGTAAAAACATAGAACACAAAAGACCTTGCATTCTTTCACCATCTGATTCTATACCTTTTTCTACAGATTCATGAGTTAAACTAAATTTTCTCATGGATATACCATCCATAAAATATTCACCATTGTGAAATTGTATTACTTGTGCTCTTGCAGCATCAGTCAAAACTCTTAATTCTGTTAGCAATTCGTGTATTTCACTATGCACAGTTATAAAATTATCTGTGCCAAATATCTCTTTATATTTTTTTCTGGCTTTTATTCCAGCAAATATGGCAGCGGCTATAATTGCAAATGCTATGGACCACGATTCAAAAATCTTTACAAAGTCTTCCGATAAATTAAAAGAACCATTACCCATAAACTACCTTTATTTCTTTTTTATTTTTTTAACGTATCTGTCTTCCAAATATTTTGATAATTTTGTTTTTACCGGATTATGGGCTAAAGGAGTTTGATCTATTAAGTTTTGTAGTAGTTGATCTGTTCCTTCAAATCCTGCGCCGTGTTCTTCATTCATACTACGATTTTTTGATTTGTTCATAACAGTTAAATTTCCATCGCCATTATTTTGAGGATTTCCGTCTTTATGGTGAACGTCTTTTCCATCACCTTTACTGACTTTTCCTTTATCTTCCATTTTACGACGAGCTAATACTCTTTTACTTCTATTTGCTCTTTGTTTTGGTTTTGAATGATAATTATCGTATTCTTTACGATAATTTCTACCTTCTAGAACATTAAATTCTTCTTCTAAGAATAACAAAGAATCTAAAAGGTTTATGTTGCCTTGTTTTATTTGATCTACAAGATAATCATTTGCCAATAAGTATTCATTTAATATGGAATCTATTCCTTTTTCTATAACGCTTTCTTCTTTTCCTTGGGGATTATAATTTCTTTTTACAGGAATGTTGATTTCTTCTTCTCTGTCTGTATTAATATTCAATGTTATAGTGTTGTATGAATTTGTATTTTGTTTTATAAAATTACTGTATAATATTGGTTTTACAAAACTAATATTCGTTACTGTCAAGCCTAAAGCTTGTAAAAACTCCAAAGGATTTGATAAGTTTTGTTTGTTTTTTTGAAGTTCGCTAACAACATCCATAAACGATTCGTTTAAAGGAACAAGCATATTCATAAGAGATGTTGTGAATTCGTTATCTGTTTGGTTAAAAGTTAAAATTAAATCGGTATCTTTGCTTTTTGTAAATTCTTCAAAAAACTCTGCAGATAAAGGAGTTATTGCTGCGTCACTTCCATCTTTATTTGCACTGATTAATAATTGTGCACTGCCAATTTTTTTATCGAATTTTAATTCGCCTGTTAATGCTTCTTTAATTATTTGTGCTTTGATTTCAGGTATGTTTATAAAATCTTCTACTAATTTTTGAGATTTATATACTAACCTGTTCTTTTGAATTTTTAATGTTTCTTTTTTCCATCTTTCTTTTTCTAAAGATGCTATTCCTTGTTTATCACTGAATGCTCTTTGGGGATACGGTAATTCAATATTACCCATTCTTAAATTTTGTACAAAATCTTCAAACAAAGAATTAAAAACAGGATAAACAACATTTTCTTCCATCTGACTTATGGTAGAAACTACAGTAATTTGAGCTTCTTGCTTAGGAAGTAGTGTTACTTGTTCACCTATTTTTATAGAGATACCGGTTTTTTCTTTTCCTAATGTTCCAGTAAATAAAGAAGTGGGAGCAGCTTCTTTTATGCCATTTTTAGACCAAACTTTACCAGTTTTTATTACAGGTTCATTTTGTTCTATTTTCATTTCTGTTAATTCAGGATATTGAGATAAAATCTCCTGCATTAATCTTTGTAGTGAATCATTTAAAGTTCTACTGTAACTTAACAAACCAGAAAGTTCATCCGGTATTTCTTGTCCATTTATAGAACCTAGAACATATGGTAATCCGTAAACCATTTGACTTGTATCATGATCCCAATCAGGATACGATGATGCAGGATCTGTTATCTCTTTTCCATCAACAGGAACTCGTATTCTTGGTGGTGGTATTTCTGTTGGAGTGCTAGAAGCTTCTGTTTCTTTTTCTTGTTCTTTTTCTATTTTTCCTAATAAACGAACAGAAGTTTTCGTATTGATAAAGTTTTCCATCTGAGAATAGTGTCTTAAATCTCTGGGAGTAATATTTCCTTTATCAATCTTTTTTACTTTTCCTTTGAGAACTGTGTGTGTTTCAGGATTATAATCGTCTTTAGGTATAATTTCTATTTTATTTCTTCTGCTATTTTTTACAATTATAATTCTCTTTAATTCACTTTCTTGAGAATCTTGACGACGCTCTTCGCGTTTACGGTCTCGTTCACGATCAGCAGGATCAACTTCTGGACGCATTTTTCTTTTTTCTGCTTTTACAGGAGTTCTTTCTTCTGCTAATTTGTCTAAAAATGCAGTTTGTAATTTTTCTTTGATAAATCCTTCACCAAGACCCATTTGTATTCCACGAGCTTTAGCTTGAGCTTCATCTCTCATATTTTCTCTTTTTAAATTAATTCTTCGTATCGCCATTTGACGATCAAATTCTCGTAATTTTTTACGGGAATCTACTTTTTCTTTTTGTAGTGGTAAATTAAATTCTAATAGAAAAAAAGACTCGTTTAAAAAGTCTGAATATTCGTTTTCGTTAAACCAAAGTGGGTAATTAGACATGGATATACATTTATTTATGGATTTTTACGCTTTATCTTCAGGAGTTATTCTTTCTACAGTAAATCCTTTAAATGTTTTTCTTTTTCCACTTATCACGTCCCACATAGCAGAAGAATTAATATTTCTATCTCGGCAAAAACCAGTAAAATTATCAGTTATATATTTTATACCTTCTTTATCTGTAAATATAAAAATTGTTCGTTTTTTCTTGGTGTGAACAAATTCAAGCTGTTTTTGTACTTTAGAATTCCAGATCCATTCTTTTCCTTGTTTTACGAATTCTCCACCATGTTTTTCTATAAATTTGCTCCTATTGTGTTCACCTCTAGAATTTTGGTTAAAAAATGCCCATTCACGAGTATTTTTTTTATTTACATTGTTTAGGTTCATATTCGTTTCTCCATTCTTTTATGGCTTCTGCTAATTCTTTTTTGTAGTTGTTTGGACTTTCTACAAAAGTTTGAACTGTTCCATCATCACAAGTTATAAGGATGGCTATCTGATCAATCTTTTCTCCAGTTCTTTCTTGCCACATAACAGCATAAGCTGTTGCTTGTAAAAAGTAGTTTTTAATATCTTCTTTTTTCTTTGGTTTGGTGCTGCCTTTAAAATCTATCACGCTGGGAATTCCATTAAAATCTGCTATACAATCTACTCTGCCAGCCAAACGGAGTGGTTTACTCCAAAGAAATCCTTCAATAGCTTTAACATTATCAATTTTATTGACTTGTTCTTGAAATTGGCAAAATAAATCTAAAGTATATGGATCTTGATTTTTTGCGTATTCTGGATCGTTTTTTATATAATTTTCTACAAGAGAGTGTAGTTTTGTGCCACGATTTCGTGTACGAACCGCTTCTTTAGGATTATTTTTACGCCATTCCGCAAAAAATTGATTTTTTTTCCATCCTACAACTGTAGTTACAGAAGGAAATTTACCGTCTGGGGTTTGATAAAAGCCGTCTACTCGCTCTCCTTTAGGAAGATCCACTATTGCATGATTAAAAAGTTTAGAGTTCATAATGTATACATATATTTATACGGAGAATACAACTATGGATATGTACAGAGTAGGAAAAGTCGTAGATTTAGCAGCAAATACAAGAAAAAATTTTGATACCTCTGCTGACAAGCATAAAGGAATTTTATTTCCTAACAGTGTAACAAGTAATTATAATGTGATATTTCATGATGCAGCAAACACAAATCCAGGTGGTATAACTCTTGCTATGGCATCTACCGTTGAGTCTTTTGTGTTACCATGTGTAGCTAAAGCCGTAATATCAAGTGCTGCTTCCAGAATAATATTACTTAGTTAATCTTTCTTATTAATTAACTTTTTGAAATAACCAGTCATATCAGAACCAGAAGAATTAAATATTCGATATTGTTTTTTCCCGTATATTATTCTACGAATTCCTCTGATACTTGAAGCAAATACTTCTATTTTTTTACCGTCTTGAATGTACACGACCTTATATTTTTGTTTCTTTAATTTTCGTTGTGTGGATTCTCTGGGAGAAAGAACATTTTCTTTAATAGAAGTAGTTACCGGAACTTCTACAGTATAATATTTTCCAAAAGAACGAGGATCCATAAAAGATCTTCTAGCTTTTGCTGAAAGTAATTCCATGGGAGCCAGATTATCTGCTATGTTTGGAGTCGAATAAGTTCGTTCTGGTTCTTCTCTTTCATCTTCATCGTTTTTATTTTTTCTTCTTTTTTCTTCTTCGTCTTGTTTTAATTTTGTAGACTGGTCTGTTTTTACAGCTGTTTGAGCAGCTGTTTGTGTGGCTGTTTGAGCAGCTGTTTGTGTGGCTGTTTGAGCAGCTGTTTGTGTGGCTGTTTGAGCAGCTGTTTGAGCAGCTGTTTGTGTGGCTGTTGCTGGAGAAGTAATCGGAACAGTTTGTGTTGTTGTGGTTATTGAGTTATCTACTGAAGGAGCAATTTTGGATGTTTCGTCTTGTTTAGTTAAATGCGAAATAACTTGTTTTACTAATTTTTGTGTTGCTTCAATATTTACTGCAGATTTTGTTTGTGTTGGAGCGTGAGCAGAAATTCTTGCAGGAATTGGAGTATATGGAGAATGAACAATATCTGTTAATTTACTTGGTGTTGGTGTTTTTGGTGTGGTTTTTAAGACAACAGGTAAATTCTTTTCAACACCAAGCAAAGCTTCCACAGTTTGTGGTGCTTTTTTTTCTAATTCCAATACTGCAGTTGGTGCCGATTTCGAAGCAACTTGCATTAATTTTGGAGCAATTTTTGGTGTCAATTGTGGTGCTAATTTTGGAGCAACTTGTCCTAATTTTGATAATACGGCACCTATGGATTCTGTTATCATTGAGATATCAGTTTGTCCTATCTCTTCTACAAAAGGCAATTGTTGTATTTTTAAATTTGTATCTGTTTCTTCAATTAAAAATTTATTTTGAATAGCCCATTCATTTAAAAAAATATTACCCATGATCCACAATTGATGTGAATCTGGGTAATTTCCGTGAGCAATTTTCCATTGCTCGCAAGTTTCTTGTAATGTCTTTTTTATTCCAATTTTAAATTTTAATTGAGTTAAATTTTCCATGCAATTATTTATAATTGCTTACTTTGCAGGCAAAAGGAACCGAATACCCCAATATCGTTCCATATCATTGTTTCCAAACAGCATCCAATCTTCCACCTTCAAAGGATCATATGTCCTCCAAGTACCATCGTTCAAATTCACAGTAAAAACGCCACCTTGACTACCCAGTTTACGCCAAACGGCAAGCGAGGTTTGAGTCTGATGAGAATCAGAAATTACCGTATATCCCAGATCACTCAACCAACGGTATAGTGCAGGAGCGTATCCTTCACCGATCCAGTCACGGTGAACACGGATACGGTCCATTACCACCACCTTACGACTCCACGGAAATGCTTCTTGCGGAATAGGTGCAGCAATCAGACGAGCAACCAGCACCGGATCGCCGTCATTAGAACTGATCAGTACAAGCATACCATTACCTTGCAGAGTTCGAATATGCTTCAGATCAATTGTCATGCCTTGCAGATCACCAGAACCGTTATGCGTTTCTTGTGAAAACGCAGATTCTGAATTAAATTCCTTTACCTGCTTGTTGAAAGAGGCGAGATGGTTTGAGTCGATGGTAATTGTTGGAGTAAGAATCATACTGTTAGTATACACCATACCAAGAAAATGTCAAATGAAAAATTAAATTTCCATAAATATTAGTGATCGGGCTGAGTTGGTTGTAGACTTTGCTCTAGCGAACTACGCCATTCATGCTAAAAAGGGAACTTCGCTACCTTTCGGTCGTCATAGGGCAGAGGAGAGCCACGAACTCTCTTCTGCTTTTTTTATAAATACAGGTAAGAGTATATAGCAAGGATTTAAAAATGGATCTAGAAAATATTAAAAATTCTACCAAACAGTCGATCATTAAAAATTTCATGGAAAATGTAAAGCATGCTCGTCGTGGTGCTTCTCATCAACGACCAAAAAGTTGGAGCAAAGGCACCAAATCTGGATCAGACAAAAAGAAAATGCGTCGTGAAGGTAAAGATGCCGCACGAGAAATGAATGAAGCAGGAGATCCTTGGGATTCGTATGATGCGTGGCGTCTTAACAATTTTACTCCACAAGAAGCACCACAAGAAGAACATCCTCTAGACAAACGTGAACGAGAACACAAACAAGCAATCTCTACAGCAACTCACGATTTTGCGCACGAAGTAGATTTAAATCAATATCATGGCCACTCACGAGAAGAAATGGGTAAACTATTAAACAAGAATATAGAAAACGAATATGATCATCCTCGTGAAGCCGCAGAACATCTTGCCAAAGTATATCCTGCTCCTGCTGGTGTAGATTCTAAAAAATATCTACAACATTTAGAGCAAGGCATTGATGTTTTGTCACAAAATCTAAGCACAGAAGATACTCATAAAGCTTTAGCAGGAAACATGTTCTGGCAGATGGGTAAATCAGGAAATTTCCTTCCTATTACTAATACCGTTAAATCTGATATTTCAGAATCTATTTACCGCAAATTAAAAGCCAAATTAAATGAACAATATCCTGTTGTTCCTTCATACGAAGGAGATCCAGAATTAGAAGCAGATAAAATTGCTGGAATTGAATCTTCTCTATCTCCAGCAGAACGAGATCCATTTCATTTATTATCACAACAAGATCGTGAAGAAGTTCACAGCACTCTCAAGAGAAATCCTGGACCTAA